CTTAAAGGATTGGGCAATTCTATCGTCCCGCAAATCGTCGAAGAAATAGGATATGCTTTAATTAAAGCAGAAAAAGGAATTCCTTTTTAATGAGAAATTTATTTGAAACATGTATTGATGTCGGTAGTGGTTTAATACTATCGACAATGATACAGTTATTTATATTTCCATTTTTTGGATTATATCCTACGGTGTTAGAAAGTTTTCATATCGCCGTAATTTTTACTTGTATCTCAATAATAAGATCTTGGTGTTGGAGAACAATTTTTGGGAGAAGGAGAAAAATATGAAAAAAATAAACGTACCATCACTCCTTAAAACTTTTACAACACAAGAATGGAAAAAAGTTAAAAAAAAAATGGAGGATGATCAATATCCAGGAATAAAAGGAATGTCATTAAGGGAATTTAAAAAATTTACTAAATTTATGACAGCAGATATAGAGGATAAAGAAAGTGTTGTTGATGATACAATATGGCCTTTTGATTTTCTTAGAGAAACATTACATTAATAAATAGAAGGAGAAAAATATGAAACATAATAATAAATATATATATCCGAAATCGATGCGTGAAGCGATAAACGGCAAACGTCATTATAATATCAACGATAAAGAAAAGTTACCAAGTGTTACAACTATATTATCTCTTACTCAATCTCCAGAAAAAGAGGCAGGATTGCAATCTTGGCGTAATCGTGTCGGAGAGGAGACGGCAACAAAGATTATGAATGAAGCTGCGAACCGTGGTACGGCTATGCACAAAATATTAGAAAAGTACATAGATTCCTCTGGTTATTTAGATTTAACTACGGTGGGTCAACAGGCTCATAATATGGCCGTTAGAGTGATAGAGCAAGGTCTGTGTAATGTTTCTGAATATTATGGGCTCGAGTGTACTCTTTTTTATCCTGGTCTTTACGCAGGGGCTACGGACCTTGTAGGGCTACATAAGGGAGAAATGGCTATTATTGACTTTAAACAGACCAATAAGCCTAAACAACGAGAGTGGATCGAGGATTATTGTATTCAACTTGCAGCTTATGGAATGGCACATGATTTTATGCATAAAACACAGATTAATAAGGCAGTTATTATGATGTGTTCTAAAGATAATTATTATCAAGAATTTGTTATTCAAGGTGAAGAATATAGACAATATAAATATCTTTGGTTAAAGAAGGTAGGTCAATATTATAAACAAAAAGAAATGATGGAAATTGAGGAACGAAATGGATTATAAAATGAAGAAATTAAATGCGTTAGCAAATGCAGTTAACAAAGCACCAAATTTAGATATGAAAAAAATTTGGACGGATAAATGGTATCAACTTGTTAAACAATACGCAACGGAGATAAAATGAGATTAAGAGATTTACAACAAATACTTGGAAAATTTACTGATAATGAAAAAGGCACTATTATTTCTGACTGTCCAATTTATATTGAAACACAAGATGGACATTTAGAAGAAATTAGAAAAGTAGAATTACAAGAAAATAGATTGATCAACTCACCCGAGCCTGCAAGAATAGTTCTTAAGGCCGAAAGTTTAGGGAGATTTAAATCTATTACTTATAAACAAAGTTAACTTGTTCTTTAGAACTAGGGTGGAAGCGAGAGTGGAAGCCCTATAAAAATTATGAAAAAAATAACAATTAGTAGTAAAGATATAACCCCGAAGCAATGGACTAATCTTATCTTAGAGTTGAATCTCATATCAAAGAGCTGGAAACCCTATGCAACGATAGAGCTGCACGGATCGGGAATCGGGAAGATTATTTCCAAAGGAACTCGTAAGTTCAGAGATTAGAATGATTCTTATCTAGCTTGCCACGGTGTAAGGGAGATTCTGGAGTAAAAAGTTTTTTGTTTTGATTTCATTTTACCTCGTGGCAAGGCGGCAAGGGCACCTAAAATCGATTAAAATCATTGGTATTATTGACTAATAAGCTTGCCAGGGTAGGGTGTTTTGCATGGCAACGCATGGCAAGGTTGTTGGTACTGTTGAATAGTAAACGATTCTACCGTGGCAAGGTCTAAAAATAGGTTTATTGTATGCAAAAATAGAATACTTTAATAGTCAAATAAGTATTAATTTCATTGGTTTAATTGATTAGCTGTGACACAATGTCAATTATGTACTCGGCGTGAAAAGACTTTTTTGTTTTTTAAAAAAACTTTTTTTGCCTAAAAATCTCCCTATACACAAGGAGGATTCCATGTATAAATGAGGCTCATGAAAAATAGAACTCCAAAAAAATCAAAATACAAACACGTTGTAATTAAAAACAAAAGATATTATTTCTATAAACTGACGTGGGTTGATATCACAGGTGACAGTGGCCATGCAGATTTACATGTTGCAACTGGTTTCATGCCATCTATAATGGTAACGCATGCATATTTATTGAACAAAGATAAAAAAAATGTCAGAACGTTTGCAAGCTATGAGGAGAACGATGAATTGTTTTCTGATAGGAATGTTTTCCCAAAAGGGTGTATAATAAAAATGGAAAAAATAAATGTCTAAAAAATTTAATTATGATGGAAGATCAAGACCTACTAATGATCTTTATGCAAAAAACTTTAATAAAATATTTAATCCAACTTTAACTAAAAATATGCCTAATGTTAAATGGGATCAAATACCACCGGTCAAAGGACCTAACTCACAAGGAATAACAAATGAAAATGTATCTAGTAAAAACAAATTGGTTAAGTCTATTAAAAAAACTACCAAGTAAATCCTGGAGTAAAATTAATCTTGAATTAAATCACTATCAAGGTCTGATTCTTCTTCTAATTCTTCTTCAATTGGCTCTTCTGGGGTAATATTGATTATACTTTTGTGATCCTCTAGGATTTGTTTCATTTTAGCTTGCAGCTCATCTTCACTCATATTGTCTAAATTTCCTGTCATAACTAATTTCTGATCCACGTACAACCCACCAGCTTTACCTCTAGCTATTTCTGCATTAATAGCCGCACTCCACGCACCTTTTTTAGCTGAACTATCTCTCAACTTTGCAAGTTCACCTAAATGTCTTTCAAAAGTAATTCCATATTTTTCTTGAACCTCTGCTCTCAATTCATTTATATATCTTACAACTAATGGGGCTATTTTGGGGTTTCTTAACTCTGATGCAGCTTGTCTACATCTTGTTTCATAGCCTGCCTGTTTAGCACACTCTGCGGGTGATAATCTTCCCTCATTGTATACTAGTAATTCTGCAAATTTAATCTGACGTTCTTTGAGCCTACGTCCGTTTTTACCTATAATATCTGATTCTGACATGTGTTTGAAAATATACCGTAACTTTCCGTACAAGTCAATATATCGCCTGTAAATGGGATGTAGAGGGATGTAGAGGGATGTAGAGGGTCGCTTGGGTTCGCTTGTGGTCGCCTGTGGTCGCTTGGGTTCGGTTAGGTTCGCTTGCAACTTAAAATGAGCTGTATTGGACCTATATCTCGCATGTTCTCGCTTGTGTTCTATATTTTATTTTATTTTATTTTGGTCCTAACAACTTAAAGTTGTATTATTTTTATTCTCTAAAAGTTGGAATTATTGGGAGTTCTTTAATATTGGTTCCTATTGCACCACTTTCATTTCCCTCGTCATCACTACGAGGAGTTAATATAAGTCCATCATCCAAATAGATTTCACAAGGTTGTTGCGTCCACCCAAAAATTTCTTCAGTTTTCTTTGGGCTTAACCACTCTACTTTTACTATTTTTCTTCCTACTAGATGTTTATTTACTAACTTTTGCCAATTTGTAGTCATTTTTTACCTTTCTGTTTAATTATCACATCTTCCCATATAATGGCTTGATTTTAAAATACAATAGATGTAATTTAAATTAAAAAAATAAAGGAGAATAATATGGACTACAACGAGACTAAAAAAAATGTAACTGAAATAGATAAACTATTTTTTGATATTGAAAATATTGAAATTAAATCTCAAATATTAACTGAAGTTTTATGGCTTATGAATGATGATTTTAAAATTAGAGCATTTAGAATGTTAAAAAATAAAATGAATAGAATAATTAAAAAAGAGCAAAGCGAGGGAGTTATGTACAAAGGAAAAAAAATATCTGAAAATGCAGAAGATATGTTCACTAAAATAATGGGAGGAAAATAATGAGAGAGTTTGAAAAAAATATAAGTGTAAATGTAATCGCAACTTTTTATCTTGATCAATATAATGAACAACAAGAGATTTTTGATATAAAGCATATTTGGAAAATTGCCCTTAGAGATAAGAAACATTTAATGAATTACATTAAAAGACAATTAGACCCAAATAGAAAATTAGTAAAATTATCTTTGTGTTGGTCTTGTAGCAAACATATGATTAATAAATACCCTTGTATTAAAGAAAGTATTTTTAAGGATAATGGGAAATATTTTTTTGGTAGTTGGGCATAGATCGAAACCCCCTCAAGGGGGTCTTGCATTAAATATGCAACTGATGAGATCAGAAACTAAAACAAGGTAAAACAATGGACAAAAACAAACTAAAAGAAATACACAATAAAAGATTTTTAGATAAAAACTTTCAAGAAGTTAAGTTTGAAAATCAAAACAACTTACAATTCTTTTTAAGTAAAGAAGAAAGAAACGGAAAAAGTTGGGTTGTTGGTAAATGCTTTACAAATAAATCTTTTAACCATAGATGGTTTTATAGATTTAAAGATGAGGACGGATTTAACAAACAATGTCTAAAAACAATTGACGATAATAATTCGTGGAAAGCAAAGAATGAAGAATACAAACAAGAACAACAAAAACCTCACACTTTAAAAGTAGGTGATATTTTGTCTTGTTCTTGGGGTTATGATCAAACACAAGTTGATTTTTTCAAGGTTAGCCAAATACTAGGCAAGAAAAAAATTAAGATTGTTGGTCTTGGTACTTCTTTGGAAAGTGATGGATACCACGACAAAGCAACACCTTTTGCAGAGGGTGGCAACCAT